CTGACGTCAGAGGACGGGAAGCGCCTGACAGAGCAGATTGATTTCACCCTGGCAGGACAGATGCAGGTCACACTTGCGCAGGTGGAAGGGGCACAGATCCAGTATGAACAGGTGGGACTGGCGCGCGCTGAAATTTCGCAGGCCAAGATTACTATTGCCGATAACGAACGGGCTTTTGCACAGTACCAGGAGCTTGTGGCCGTTCAGTTTGGCGATGCTGCTGCGGAAATCAACGAGGTTAAAACCGCACAGGCAACAGCGGATGAGGCGTTCGCGGAATACCGGCTGTCAGTAGCGGCGGATTTTAAAGGCGTCAACAGCAGCATTACCACCATTCAGGAAGCGCAGGCCAGCGCAGAACAGGCCTTTGCCCAGTACCAGACGCAGGTCGCGACGAAGTTTGGCGATCAACAGGCCGCCATCAATCAAAAAATGACTGCCTATGCGGACGCAACAACCGCCAATGCAATTTACACCCTGAAAACGGGTGTGAAATACAACGGCAACTACTACGACGCCGGGCTGTCTGTGGCGGTCATAGCTGACGGTTCAGCGGTAAAAACCCGCGTGGCGATTAATGCCGATCAGTTCGTGATGTTGTCGGGGCAGGGCGGCGTCATGTACTCGCCTTTTGCCATCGTTAACGGTCAGGTGTTTCTGAGCTCCGGATTCATCCAGGACGGAACGATCACGAATGCCAAAATTGGCCAGTACATTCAGTCGAACACATGGGATGGTACCGGCAATGTGGGCTGGCACATTAACAAAAGTGGTTTCGCGTGGTTCGCCGGCGTAACCGTCAGGGGAACCGTTTATGCCGAATCCGGCTCATTCAGGGGCACGGTTTATGCGACTGATGGTGAGTTTAGAGGCACTGTGTACGCCAGCGGTGGCAAATTTACAGGGACGGTGGAAGCCAGCAGCTTTATCGGCGACGTGGCTAACGGCATGGTATTTGATGATGCCCCGCAAAACTATGTGCGATCTTTCCAGTATGTTGACAGCGCCACATTCAACCTGTCGAAACAAGTGGTGGTCATGATGAATGTCACTGTAACAGGTCAGAACGGCACATCCGCCGGGGCGACGGCGGTCATCAACATAAATGGCAGCTCCAGAACCTTCTATCTGCAATCCCCCGGAGGGGGAAGCACCACATCATGCTGCATACACAGTATCCGCACCACTGAAAGAGTCATAAATGTATCGTGCTCCACGGGGGTGCCTGGCGGCGCAGGCGGATCTTCACTGTCTTCGCCGACCATGTTAATACTGCGCGGCTCCGGCTCATTCGCGCAAACCGCTTAAACTAACCCGCTCCGGCGGGTTTTTTATTGCCTGTAATCAGGAGACATTATGTCCGCAGGAACTCTTAAACTGACCAACAATTCAACGGCGGTGGTTGGTACCAGTACGTTATTCACCACGGATTTAAAACCGGGCGATTTCATCACCGCGACAATCGGCGGCGTGTTGTACACACTTCCGGTTGATACCGTCACAAGTAACACGGCCGCTACGCTGGTCAGCCCCTTCACCGGGCCAACCACCACGGGTGCTGCCTGGTCAGCGGTGCCCCGCAAGGTGCTCAGTCAGGTCACGGCTGACCTGGTGGCGCAGACGACTGCTGCAATGCGCGGGATGAATAATGACAAAGCTAACTGGCAATCATTTTATTCTGCTGCCGGAGATATCAACATCACCCTGCCGGACGGTACAAAGGTTCCGGGGCCGTCATGGACAAAAATGGCAGGGCTGGTCAGTTCCTCTCAGCAGTGGCGCGGCAATCTGCCCGCTGCAGCAAACCTGAATGCATACGGACCGATGCCCGACTTTACCGGGACCTGGAACCGCTCATCAAACACCAACACCACTGCCGAGTACGGATTCCCGGAAGACAACGCGCAGGGGATTCTGGAAGTGTTTGCCGGCGGACGCTACGGAGGTATGCAGCGCTATACGGTATCGATGAACGGCAATGTTTATGTCCGCTCGCTGTCTGGCGCATGGAACGGGACCGACGGGCCATGGTCCGACTGGTTGCCGGCAGGAATTCAGACGCGGATGTCTTTTTTTACCGGCGACCTGAACACGCTGAAGGCACCTGGTGAATGGTCGGTTACCACGCCCTTTACCGGCGGCCCGACGGACATACCGGGTATCTGCGAAGTTATCCCGCGGCTCAACGGGACTGGACTGCTTCAACGCTATACCGCGATCGCCACAGGTGCTGCGAGCATTAACCGCACCTGGCAGCGTACGTTATCCGGAACAACGTGGTCCGGATGGGACCCGGTTGGTATTAAGCCCCTCAATGATTTGGGTATCGGGATACCTAACAGCACATTAAGTGGCCTGGACTGGCAAACCTTCAGTTTTGTTAACGGCGCAGCCTATCAGTTAAATGCCGCCAACTGGCTGCGCCTTCGCCACTTGATACCTACACGGCGGGAACGTTTGCCCTGAACGTGACTAACGTATCGGGTGATGTAACGGCCAGCACAGGAAATGCGTGGATACATTTCACCGCGACATACTATTCCGCAGGATTGTCACGGCGTATTTATCAGGGTGTTTTCCGTGGTCCGGTGGGTGCAAGGGTTTACCATATTGAGGAAATTTTCACTGACTCCCGTGTTATCCCGGTTGCGAATGGCGGAACAGGGGCCGCTACGCCAGCCGGCGCGCGTACAGCGCTGGAGCTGGGTAACTCTGCCACACGTAATGTCGGTTCTGCTTCGGGAACGGTAGCGGCAGGTGATGATTCGCGGCTGAATACCGTTGGCGGCAAAACCGGAGGAAGTATTACGGGTAGCATTACCGTTGGCGGACCGGTTATGACAGCCATCGACCAGGGGGCCAGCCTGGCAAACAAACAGGGCCATGTCCTGGTATCCCGCATACTCACAGGGAGCACGCCCAGATGTGATGCCCTGATGTATCCCTTTATTGACGGGAATCTTGTTCGTCAGGCCGCATGGGCAATAACATCAGATAACGGTACTGATCAAAAAACGGTGGTGTTCAACTGGGCGAACGGCGCTTTGAGTGTGCCGGGGCAGGTGTATCCGGGTTCTGATATCCGGCACAAAACAAACATCAGAGAGGTACAGAATGCTCTGGAAGCTGTCTGCAATGTGCGGGGGGTGATTTACGACAAAAAGGATGGTGGAACTGAAGTTGGTCTCATCGCTCAGGAGGTGGAGAAGTATTGCCCGGAGGCTATCTATGAAAGCGAGCGCAAATTTTTTGATGACACAGTTATCACTGATTTTAAATCGCTAAACGTTTCAGGATTTTCTGCAGCTTTCGCCTTCGCAGCTATTAAAGAGTTAAAGGCTGAAGTGGACGAGTTACGTGAGCAGGTAGCGGTGCATCATGCTGTGCTGCAGTCACTTGTCGAAGAAAAAAATTCACAACAGCTCGAAATTGAAGCACTTAAATCAAATATGGAAGAGCTGAAGAAAATGGTGGAGGAGCGAGTATTTCCATTATTAAAGGGTTCAGAAAGCTAACTTCCGCATTACATTACGCAGCTATTTAACAGTCGGTCATGCAATCAGAAATCCAGTGTTTTTATAAAAAGCAACTGGTATGACTATGCATCGTTGTTCAGACAGGCTTTCGACAGCGGATTGCTTCACATGCCGTTTTATCAGCCAGTGACCGTTACTATTGTTGGGTGACTCATGTAGACTGGGAAAAGGATTGATAGCACCGGACTGAATAATGAAATCGACATTGCTGGCAATGCTTACTTTGTTTTTTTTGAATACCTCCGCATCCGTGGCTGCCGGAGTTGACACGCCGTCTGCAAATGACAAGAAACAGTTTGAAGATAAAGTAAATGAAATCAGGTCTACCGGATTAAAACCCACAGACGAGAATATCTATGACATGTGCTTTGCTTCATCATTGCTGCTCATTAACGCCGCAAATGATGCTGTCAGCGGACAGTATTCAGGTGATAAGGATATAGGGGAACTACTTCTTATCGATCACAATGAATACAGAGATATCGTCAAAGGTCTGGTTAAAACTGGTGGCGTAATGGATATAAAGAACAACCCTGACGCATTTGATGAATCTTTCCAGATGAAATGCAGGGCTTCGCCAGAAGAATATATCAAGAATTACAAAAATATATTCCGCGTTAAATGACTGAAGAAGAGATCAAAAAACAGTGGTGATTGTAGATATACCACCTTCACACCAAATAAAAAAACCTCGCTCCGGTGGGGTTTTTTATTGCCCATAATCCCGGAGGATAAATGGCACTCACTTTGCTGGCCCCTAGCAATGTACAGACTGTGCTTGCGGCAGGAATCAGTTCATCTGCCACATCGATCATCGTTAATACCGGGACGAGTTAATTCAAACTTACACTCGTTGATGCCGCAACGGGTTGTCATGCTGAAATTGTCCACATCATGGCGCGAACGGTCGATTGATGGCTATCCAGCGCGGCTAGGAGGGAACCAGTGCCAGAAATGGACTGGTCTGAACAGCCCCAGAAGTAATTATTGATAGGCGTCTGCACATTGATCTCTTCTGAGATAAAAACTACTGTATATAAAAACAGTATAATTATCAGGAGTCGATTTTCATGGAATTTTACACGCCAGCAGAACTGCGCGGCATTGTCGCGCTGCCGTTATACGGTGACCTTGTCCAGTGCGGGTTTCCCTCTCCCGCCGCCGACTATGTCGAGCAACGCATCGATCTGAATGAACTGATGATCCAGCATCCCAGCGCGACCTATTTTGTGAAGGCGGCGGGGGATTCGATGATTGAAGCGGGTATCAGCGACGGCGACCTGCTGGTGGTGGACAGTTCCAGGACAGCGGAACACGGGGATATCGTGATCGCGGCGGTGGGCGGGGAATTCACCGTTAAGCGCCTGCAGTTGCGCCCGACCGTTCAGCTTAATCCCATGAACAGCGCCTATTCGCCTATTTTCGTGGGCAGCGAGGACACGCTGGACGTATTCGGCGTGGTGACATACATCGTTAAAGCGACAAACTGA